ACATTTACCGCTTTGTTCTTTGTTTTTTTCATGGTTGACTATATTACCAATTATGCTATAATATACTAATAATTATCTAAAATACCATGACTGATATGCACACAGATTTACCAAAAACAATTAACGAAGCACTTAAAATACTAGCATATAATGATTATTTTTGGGCAAATCCTTCAATGATAGGAAATACAGCCGTAATCAAGCCACATCCAAAAGATTACGATACAGTGAGATCACTCGCTGAATCACAGTACGCCTGGACAGAGAAACAGGCAAGACTGGCCCTGGTCATACTCAAACGGTACCTAACCAAGTTCCAAGCACACGGCATGGACATCAAGAAATTGTTAGACGATCCTGTGTACGAGGACGACTTCCGTGTTATCAGTTTTGATAAAGTTATAGAGAAGTACACAGACGACGACAACATCGAAAGAATAGAGATGAGATTCCCATACCACAAGAAAGTGATACAACTGATACGTTGTATGAAAGACACACGTGACTTGCCTGGAATGTACGCACTGTATGACGGTGAGAAAAAGAAATGGACATTTACACACAGTGATGTCACTGCTTATTATCTGACCCTAATCGCCGTAAGATATGATTTCAAATTTACTGACAACAGTCTGCTTGATGATTATGAAGAAATTAAAAAGGAAATAATAGGACATCGTAAACCAACAGCACAGTTAATTGCTGGGCAGATTGTATTGAACGATGCTCCTGAATCACTACAAACTTATTGGGACAAAAATCTTAAACCACGATCTGCACTAGAACAAGTGGACTCGTTAAAGAATTTTAATATATCCACACAAGGAATAGATGTGCCTGCACAGACACACATAGGTAAAAAAATATCACACAACAAACATCATAAGTTGTGGATTGATTCAAAGACTTTTTCTAAGAACGAGGTAGTCAAAGGATTGTTAGAGCTCAACTGTTTTCCATTAATGATGCCTGTGAGTGGCGATATCCATATGGAGGAAGATGTAAAAGAATTCTGGGAATGGATGAATGCTTTCAAGTCACATGGTATAGATTTATTGAATGAGTGCAGTTGGGGGTTCGATGTCAAAGAACCGATCTATAAAAAAGACATAGACAGGCATAACAGTGACAGGACCTATCTACTTGATAATCAAAAATCCCAAGAGTTCTTTGAAAACCTATATGAACTACATCAAATGAGCAAACAATTCAAACTTATTAACCAAGATACCAAAATAATATTTGTGAGGAATAGAATACCAAGAGCACTTATCAAGAGTAAAATAAGACCAAAGGCCTCGTTGGTTGCCATAGGTGGTGGTTATTATGCTACTGGCACAGACAATCTGAAAAGAATGCTTGAAAATCTTCCAAAAAAGTTGTATTATAGTGATCACCAACCGAGTAGTTGGGATTGGCATGATCATATTATAATAAAACTTTAGAATGAGCAGTTGTAAACTAGTAATAAAAGATGAAGTGAACGTGAAGTTCGAGAACCTAAGCCTCGAATGGAGGAAGCGTCTGTCAAATAAATTCAAATACGAGATACCATATGCGAGACATCTTCCAGCAGTGAAGTTGGGTAGGTGGGACGGCAAGGTCAGTTTCTTTGGACTAGGAGGCACTACATATCTTAACTTGGTTGATCAGATAATTCCAATACTTGACGAGGGTGGAGTTTACATAGATGTTGAGGATAAAAGACAACAACACAACTTTGAATTCAAAGCGGTAGATAAGAATTATCTATCACACATCACGTGGCCAGCGAATCATCCAGCGGCAGGACAACCAATTGAATTGAGAGACTATCAAGTGGAAACAATAAACAAGTTTATAGAACATCCACAAAGCATACAAGAGATCGCCACTGGTGCAGGCAAGACCATCATTACAGCGGCACTGTGCCAACTAGTCGAACCGTATGGAAGAACACTAACAATAGTTCCAAACAAAAGCCTTGTCACACAGACAGAAGAGGATTTCCTTGCTTGTAATTTAGATACGGGTGTATACTACGGCGACCGTAAAGAGTTAGGAAGATTCAACACAATAGCCACATGGCAGTCCTTGAATGTGTTAGAAAAGAAAAGTAAAGACGAACACACAACTGATTTCTTAGAAGCAATACAAGGCATAAACACAGTAATAATAGATGAGGTACACATGGCCAAGGCTGACGTGCTGAAGAGATTGTTGACTGGCCCTTTTGCACACTGTGGTATACGTTGGGGACTTACAGGGACAGTGCCTAAAGCAGATTACGAGTTTATGGGATTGAAATGTAGCATAGGAGAAGTGTCCAACAGGATACAGGCCAGTGAACTACAGGACAAAGGTGTGCTGGCAAACTGCCACGTGAACGTTCTACAGACACAGGATCATCCACAATTCAAAACGTACGGAGAAGAATTAAAATGGCTTACCACAGACAAAACAAGAATGAAATGGGTGGCCAACACAATCAAGGACATATCAAGTTCCGGAAACACACTGATACTTGTGGACAGAATATCCGCGGGTGAGATCTTAGAAGAACAAATCGAGAATGCAGTGTTCGTATCCGGGTCAACAAAAAACACAGACAGGAAGGAACAATACGATGAAATATCTACTGCAACAAATAAAGTTATTATTGCCACATATGGAGTTGCCGCTGTTGGCATTAATATTCCTAGGATTTTTAATCTTGTTCTCATAGAGCCAGGTAAGTCATTTGTGAGGGTGATACAGAGTATAGGACGTGGCATCAGGAAGGCAGAGGACAAAGACAGTGTACAAATCTGGGATATTACCAGCAGTTGCAAGTTTGCAAAAAGACACTTAGGAGCAAGAAAAAAGTTTTACAAAGAAGCCAATTACCCGTATAATATAGAAAAGATAAATTATGAAAATCCTTACACTGGATAACAGAACATACAAGTTAGAGAAGATACCCGAATGGGTTGATGAGAATTTAAGATTCGCAGTATTAGACAATTCCAATCCAGACGAGCCGGATTTCTTCTACATACCTCTAATATTCCTAGAGAGCTTCAATGCACCAGCGGCGGTGTTAGAGATTGGACCACACAAGATAAAGATGCCACTGGATTGGAAGATGCTGATAGGCGAAGCAGGACAATCTGAAATGCACGTGTTACCAATTACAAGTCTAAACGACAGAGGCTTTGATGCTTTCACATTCAATCCGTTATCAAGTCCTAAACCAGATTTCTATCCCATAGACGTTGTAGACATATACACAGAAGTTAAATGGTATTTCCCTAAAATTAAATCAGGACAGATGTTGGCAGTTCCATTAAGCAATGGGTCAAAGCCAATGTGTGCCTACTTCGTCAAGGACATCTCGAGGCAGTGTGAACAGGTGGACTATGGCTCCGTCTGGTAGGAAATCAATAACAATAGATGCACCGATCCTAATAACCAGCAACAAGATTGCTGTGTGGATGGACGAAGACTGGATGCACAACTTCTTTGACTTCATGAAGAAACACAAATTCCAATTTTCAGGTTTACAACACAAGAACAAGAAACTAAAATTAACATTTGTAACAGCGAAAGAATGCACAATGTTTGCACTAAAATATGCCAGCAGAAAAAAATAGAAAATTTTTTGATCTTAGAAACGGACTGAAAGCAGTAGACTTTAGGAACAAAGACTACTTCGACAGGATCGACGACAAGGAGAAATCGTTGTATTCACCTTACATGCTGATGAGATATGTTTCCAATGTGTCTTCTAAAGATCCATTCTACATAGAACACTACATAGAGATGGTGAACGAATGTGTGAACAAGCACTGTTTTACCTTAGGCAAACACAAAAAACTGTTATGGATACTGACGGCTATGTGTGGAGCAGAGACAACACAATTCCATCAATGGATCAAACCAATGAAGCGTGTACCAAACAAGAGTCTAAAGAAATTGCAACAGATATATCCAACGTGGAAGGAAGCGGACCTAGAGACGTTAGACAAGGTGATAACAGACAGAGAACTAGAAGAGCTGATAGAGGCACATGGCATCGACAAATAAATGTACATACTGTGGCAAGGAGTTTGCCAAGGAAAGAACACTACAGGTACACCTGTGTGAACCTAAAAGAAGATATCTGCAAAGAGATGAAAAGTGGGTAGTGAATGCGTTCATGGTATTCCAAAGATTCTATCAGATACACCAACACAATTCAAAAACAAAAACGTACGATGATTTTGTGAAGAGTCCGTATTACAACGCATTTGTGAAATTTGGTAGATTTATCATGCATATTAATCCACTGTATCCAGAGAAGTATATAGAATTTGTGTTAAAATCAAAAATCAAATTAGACCATTGGTCTAGAGATGACTTGTACGAGACATATCTCATAGAAGCATTGAAGTCGGAACCAGTGGAGGCCGCACTACAGAGAAGCATAGCAACAATGATGGACTGGGCCACAGAACAGAATGCACAATGGTCAGACTACTTCCGTTTGGTCAACACCAACAGAGCAGTGCAACACATACAGCAAGGCAAGATAAGTCCGTGGTTACTGCTAGGTTGCAACGCA